CTGTTGGCTTATCGTAGTGAGAGCAGCTACTCTAGCTCTTTCAAGTGTTTCCATATCAGCGAGGTTTCTTGCTTGACCTACCTGAATAGCCTGTGACTCTCTCTGCAATTGTTCAGTTGTAAGACTCTTAGTAAATCCTACTTTTTTACCGCCAGCTAACGCCGTAGTTACTTGTTCGCTGCGAGTCTGCAATCTTAGTCGTTGTTCAAGATTAGAGTTCTGCGAGCTATAAATCCTTTGCAGTTTTTGATGATCTTCGAGCTCTTTCGCTGTAAGGCTGTTACTGCGTTGATTAAGTGCAATACGACGAGAGCCAGTTTGTACGCTTGCTAATTCCGCAGCAGCAATAGCTCTAGATTGAGCTAATCGCTGACCAGTAATTTGTAGTTGTGCCCGTTGAGCAGTTAATTGTTGAGTACGCCCGAGCATACCAACATCTCTTCCTACTCTACGAATGGCGCTAGAGAGGTAATTCTGACCCCTAAAGACCATTATTACCTCTCTAGCTGTTACTGCCATTTCCTAATTCCATGTTATTGTGCATTTGTGCTTTTACTAATTTTGTCGTATTCATCTTTACGAGTTTGGTCTAGATGCTTGAAGATAATTACAAGTTTCTTGATATCTTCTTCTTGTTGCTGGAATATACCACCTTCGTTTGGTAGTATATGCAATCTCTCGCACAGCAAAGCGACATTCATCCATTCAATGACCTCTATGAAAACCCAAGGTTCTACTTCTCGAGGTTCTTTTAAGTGGTGTCCTTCTCCATCGTGTGTTCTGCTCCAGCCATACTTAACTCGGTTGGGCCATCCGGAGATAACGTGTTTTGCCGTTTGAGAAAATCCTCGAGTGATTCCTCGTCTTCATTGTTGTTGAGTTTATCAATCAACTGTTCAATTTCGGTACCAACACGAGGATTAAGCATCTTGATTGCAAACGCAGTATTGCGTTGAAAATCAATTAACTGCCCAGGAGCACTTTCCAGGTTATGATCCCCGATGCAGTACGCGAAATCATGGGCTGCTGCCCACTCATCTTCCGTAGCAAGCTCGAAAACCTGATCTTGCTCAAGAGCTTCTTTGCGACTCTGAACAGGTTTCGAGCGCATCATTGTTCTAACCGCCTTGCTGCGTCGTGCCAATTTCATGCCATATGGCAGAGGACGCAGCATAACGAAACCATCTGGCGGTGCAGTTACTAAATCAAATCGTTCATACTGTTCAGGGTTAATAGTCACTACAGGCATTTCTCTCCTTTATCTAACTAACTAGCCTGTGTTATAGACTTACGAACATTCACCTGCATCGGAACCATGAGCAACGCTATGCTTACGCTGCCAACCACCATCTTCTGCTTCATACCAAACAAGTAATTCTTTGGTACCGTCATCATTAGTAGAAGTAATCAATGCATAAAGATTACCATGTGCTTCATCGTGATACGTAACGTGGTGCGCTGCATTCATTAGTTATCCTCCTTAGGGTGTAGCGGGCGCTTCTGCCTGCGGAGAAAGTGTAATATCAACCGTGGCAGCTTCACTAGGTTCAACAGTAAGAGTCATCTGACCATTAAGCTCAGTACCATCCGCATCAACAGTATGTAGAGTAATCATCGTAGCGCCAACTCTACTAGTAGGTGTTACAACTGCATCAGTACCATCTTCTGACGCGACAACCGTAGCAACTGACTCATCGCTAGACGCCCACGTTGGAACATCATCTGGAGTAGTAGCATTACCTTCTGCATCGAGAAAATTGGCTACTGCACTAAGTGGGCCTGAATCGTCCTTAACTGTAAGATCGGCCATTAATCCTCCATCTGTCTTAAATAACAGTTGAACGTAAATAGGAGAGCCAGAAAAGAACTGAGTAAACCACTTTTCTAACTCTGCTGGATTAAATCTATCGAAACGTATGTTTGCCATTATGAAATGTCTGGAGTACCCTTGCACTCGATTTTGAAAGGTACGCCGCCAGTAATACCAATTAAACGACCAGTTACTTGCGCCATAAGCAAATCACCAATGCCAGAAAGACCAACAACGTAAGTATCATAATTGCTGCGATAACTAGTAATTTGCACTCCATCTGTCGATGCAGCAAGTGTAGAACCACCATTTAAGCTACGTAGTTGCAATGATCTGAATGTATTACTTTTCATATTGTTGTATTCAGTCTTACTGGTAAAGTCAAGTTCAGTTTGATATGTTCCTTCAATCTCACCGTACGAAATATATGTAGCAGAACGAGTCGGTACAATTCTATTTTGTGCAGCGCCGTTGTAGTTGGCGCTCCAAGTGAAACCATTAAATGTAACATCTGCTGCTGCAAACGCGGGAGCAGTACCAGCAGCATCAACATAGATGGAATGAGCATCAGCACCATAAAGATCTGCGGCAACCCACGAAGGAGTAACTGCGCCAGATGTATCCTGTTCAGCAAGACCAAGCATCCCCATGCTTACACGAAGAACACCATCTTGAATACTAAATTCCCAAGTATTAACGACACAACCAGAATAAAGGTAAGTAACGCTGTTACGCTCTGTAACAATGCTAAGACCTTTAGCTGATCCACCAGGATATGTTGAGCCAACATTAGTTGGAGTTGCAGTATATATAAACGGCCCTGTACCAGTTTTTGCTACTGAATGCCTAGATGCATAAAGGAAGTATGGAAGATAGTTAGAATCAACTTCCATAACAATCGTACCTTCAACGTGATAATAGCTCTGCTTTGCATCACTTACAATTGCAGACTGACGAATCTGTGGAGAGTAATATTTCGGCTCAGTATACGCAAGATCCTCAGAAATGATAGGAACCCAAACACCAACTCCTGCTGCTGATGGATCTACGGGGGTGCCATATGTAGTTTCAATGCCAACCCACACAGCACCATTACCAGCAATATCAGCATTTGGCATTATTCTTCACCACCTTCCGCAGATGCAACAACAACCGCGGGCTTTTCTTCTGTTTTTTGCACAGGCGGTACGGTTTCTTCAACTTCAGTAGTTTGGCCACCTGTTTGTCCTAATTCTTCCCGAGTACCACGATCAGCGGGAATTAACTGTTTAATATCATCATCAGTAAGCTCACTACTGCCAGAAAGTTTAATAGATGCATCATTAGTAAATGCTTCTTCGACTGTAAGACCAGTATTAGCAACAAAAAATCTCTCAGCATCCTCATCTAACCCTATAGAACCGCCATTCTCAATTTCACCTAATCCCGTAACCGAGAAAGGAGTTCCTTTGGGGAAGTGAGGGTGATTCAAGTTAATCGTGTAACCCATTTAAACCTCACTTCTTACTAGATACCTTGTGCCATGATTACTTCATTAGTACCGCGCCAATGCAATTTCGTGCTAATGACGCTTTCACTTTTACCTAGAACACCCGGCGGCATAGTTCCCGGATCTTCTTGTTCTACCCATCCAGCTACTATCTTTTTATTCAGACTTAAATCTTTTTCTAACAACGCCACCAACTGCGTTGCGAGCGCAAGGTCATTATAATTCCTCGTCGCTCTGTCCTCAGTCATGACGGCGTGCATGAGATAGATATCAACTCTTATTGTAACAAGAAAAGTTGGTACTCCATGCAGTTCTTTAGCAAAGCCGCCGCTGAGAATCTGAACTGCTGGATAGGCTGTAACTGTGCGTTCATCATACCTGTTTACGCCTTCAATAGATAGGTCACTACTCGCAATTAAATCTGCAAGATACTCAACCGCGTGTTCTGGGCGAGATATCTTGCTAATAGCAACTACTGGCATCTAAATCCTTCTACCGAATCTTGGGCCGTGTGGTGTTCTTAGAATTGGTTGACCCAACTTGGTCATGCTAATTATCGGGAATGTGCCTAATTTATTGATTCCCATTAAGGGCGGAATTGGATCTCTTACAACTCCTTCTCCACCGATGAACACATCAGTCAACCCATTGATATAACTAATAAAGGCTTCTTCAATTTCAGCAATTGTGCCTTCATTAGCACCGATGAACATTCGTTGTGGCAGTGAATGTCCAGCACCTTTGCCAGTAATATCAGATTGTGCTTCTTCTGGAGTGAGAGTACCTTCGCCGCTTCTAGTTTTATGTAGAAATCCATGCGCCGGCCCACCTGCACCGACTTCTTCTAATGTACCAGCCTGATGAATTGGGCCGTATGGAGGTAGTGCAGCAGAATTGAATATTACTTCTCTCTCACTTATGAACCACGCACCTTCCGAAGTAGCTGCCTTTTTAAGCTTTCCTTCTCGTTGCAAGATATCTTCTGGATAACCGTGAAGTTCCTTATATCTAGCTGTACGTTGTGACAATGGAACCCATTTTACTCCATAAGGATCGTGCTCGGTATCAAAATACGTCTCAGTCGAATATATAAAAGCTTCTCTAGCCGCATTTAATGGGATAGACCAATCATCAAATGAATCAGCCATAGCGAATAATTCACTTTCAATTTTCTCAAGTGCAGGCACCCATTCAGCAACAACAAATTCTCCACTATCGCCAAGTGGAAAAATGCCAGCTATTTGTGACGTTGTGGGCATTAGTTAAGATTAGCTGAATGTCTGATCTATAGTGAATTGTGGATCACTCGACAACCAACCGAGAATATCAGTTCCCTCAACATCAATAGGATCATCATTGTCATCTACTATTACAATTTCACCAGTTTTTATAGCAGCAAGATCAGCAATAGCATTGTTGTATAACCACTGTGCATATGCAGAATCTGTATCTTGCTCAGAATCTCTTAAAGCTCTATACAAAAAAGCAGCCGCGAGCCGACCCGCGATACTTCTTATAATTTCAGGTGTGGTATCTGGATCGGCCCACGACTGTAATACAATTGAGCTTATAAAGCCACTCAACTGTCCTATGATTGTTCGCCGAGCTTCGACATTAGGCTTTTGTGAATTTGCATCATCGACTAATATTACGTCGTTGCGAATCCAAGCCTGGATATCAGTCTTGTCGGCGAACATAGTTATTTAGCCTCGGTAGTGGTAGCAGGTGCAGGTGTAGCTGCTTGAGGTTTCTGCGTATTCTCTATGGCTTGCGGAGGCGCAGTTAAACCGGGAGCAGAACCACTAGCTTCTGCTTCTGCTGCTTCTTCCAATAAAACCTTTTTTTCATCATCAACGTTATAATACTCAACAGGTGGCACATTAGAAGGAATTGGAGGATATTCCTTCGTCCTAACAGCACCAACTTCAATTAAATCCGTCCAATCTCTATCGCTACATTTAAGATCAGACTGAGTGATTGTATCACCTGGACGAATCCACTCAGTAACCTGTCCCTGCTCATTAATTGTTTTCTTGAAGTTACTCCATGCGTAGTAAGTAGCCACACTCTCTCCTTTTAGAAAGCGGTGCTATTGAATGCAGTAGTAATCAAATAGCCAGCGCCAGCAGTAACAAGCTTCAAATCATACTTAAAGCTAACACGAATTAGATCAGCTTTACGAGGCTCTTCGCGCCAACGATCAGTTGGACGAGTATTTCCATCAGGATAAATCTGAGAAAACGTCTTACCGAACGTCATAGTATTAAGAGCAGGGTTAGGATCAACGATTCCAAGCCACACGTCCTTACCCCAAAATGAAGTAATACTCTGAGTTGCATCAACATTGTTAGCTGCATTATAAAGTGAATCTACA